GTCATCTTCACCAAAATAAGTACCAGTTTGTACTTCTATGAATATACAATCTTCTTCGTATGGATTCCAAATATTGTGTTTTTGTCCTTGAGGAATAAAAACAGCATCTCCAGCTTCCTTATCATATTCATAATCATCAAGTTTAATAACTGCTTTACCTTGTACCAAGACCCAACGCTCAGAGCGTTGGTTATGGTATTGATATGAAAGTCTTCCACCTGGTTTAACTGTAATCTGTTTTACTTTACAGTAATCACTTTCTAGTAAATTTTCAAATTTACCCCAAGGACGTTCTTCAGTATAATTCATTAATTTCTATAATCAGTTAGCAATGCTTTCATTGATTGGTTTTTATACCAAGGTAAGCCTTCACGCTCTTGCATAATAGTGTTATAAGTTTCTTCATCGTACTTAATACCATTTAGGTAGTATGATTTAAACATTTCACAATCTGAGGAATGGGGTTCGATTGCGGGTCCATCCCATCTATGGAATTTCCAGTTTTCTTCACCTACATATTTTGCTAAATGGATAATTGCACCTCGAGAATTAATCTCTTTGTACTCATATAATTTGTTCTTCTTAGCCATAACTTATTTTAATTTATTAAATATACGAAATTATTATTATATATCCTAGTAATTCTCAAAAAATTCTGGGAATTCTTCTGGGAAATGTGATTCCAAAATATAATCTGTAACATAAATGCCCTGTGCACCCGAAACTGTAATACCACGAGCTGATAAAGCATCACCTACAAAATGGACGTTATCGTAATCTACTAATGATAAATCACTGTAATTTACTAATGGTTCAGGTGATAGATACTTAACTTCAGGAATATAAACACCCCAATCATCTCCTAATGTTGGGAATACTTTTTTCATATCATCAATAAAATCATCAATGTATGAGTAGTAACCTTGGAATGCCTCTCTTACTTCATCCATTTGATCAATAGTAACAGCACTTACATCCTCACCTTCTGAGGTGGTAGATGGAGTACGAGTTGGACTGTAATATAAGCCTGTACCATCTTTATTTACTTTAGATACTAAATCTCTAGACCATTTAAATGGTTCTTCGATACCTTGAACTTCCATCAAGATACCAAAATTGGTCATATCGTTTCTGTATTTTTCGTCTTTTTTAGCGTGTCCATTGTACGAATGATCTCCATACGTTTCCTCAACGGCAACATAAGCTGCGTTGTTGTTTGTACAGAATGAACGTAGTGAGACACCTTTGTCTTCGAATTTACGATACAATTTGAAATCATAGCTAATATCAATTAGTTTCTGGAAGTGTTTTTGTGGTGCTTCAAATCGCACCCCAATTTGTACTGGTTTAGGTTCAGTAGGTAGTTTATAATCATCTGCTAGTTGTTTACCAAAATCAATACCTGATTTACCAACTGCAAACATTAAGCGATCATAACTAATAGGCCAATTTTTAGGATTAATAAATGTTTCTTCCTCTCCTATAAATAATTCTTGAGCATCAAAATCAATTGAAGTTACTTTAGTCTCCCAAATAAACTCAACACCTTTATCAACTAGGAAATCGTACCAATTTTTACCAATCTCGTGTAGATAATCTGTACCAACGTGCCA